CCCCGACGCTGGCCCCGACGCTATCCCCGACGCTGGCCCTGACTCTGTCCCAGACGCTGGCCCCGACGCTGGCCCAGACGCTGTCCCTGACGCTGTCCCCGACGCTGGCCCAGGACTTCACCATGCCAAACACCAGCGCGTTTCCGAGGGGGCTTTGCGTCCAGACAATTCGCGGGGCTGGCAGCCCGGCGTCGGCATACATCATATAGACCGCCGCTTCTGCGCGGGGTCTGTCGGCGGGCTGAGTGGAAAGGCCATATGCCTTCCATTCCCTCACGTAGTCGGGGAATTTGGCAGTTTGCTCTGGCGTCAGATAATTGATGCGGGCCATGGGTTCGGTCCTTCGGGCTGCGTTGAGATGCGGGTCAGTCGGCGACGACGCGTTCGATCGCGCCTGCACTTTCGATCTGCCGCCCGACGTAATACGTGCCCTTGGGCAGTCTGATCGCGTCGTGCTCGGGATGGCGCAGGACAGCCGGCCCGCCGTCGACCTTGAGGAAGCCGATGATCAGGTCGCGGCGCTGGAGCCACGGGAGCGACGCGGCGAGCGCATCGTCCTGGTAGAGCGTCGCTGTGCCGCGCCCGGCGGAAGCCTGCGCCTTCGCGATAGCGAGTGCGGCGACCGTGATTGCCTCGGCATCCACTTCATCCGCATCGGACGACCGGTCCAGAACAATCTCGTGGTGATGCCCGGTGACCTCGCCCTCCAGCAGGCGAATTGATCCGCGCTGCGGTGCCTTGATCGCGGTGCCGGCCAGTTTCGACGCCTCGGTCGTGGACAATGGCCAGATCGCCAGGTCGCCCTGGAATGCGCCGCCCTTGGAAGGGTCGTAATCGTGGATGTTCATCTTCTCTCTCCTTGCCGATGGGGGTGATGGGGGTCAGGCGCGCCCAAACCGGCGGCGAGCGGCACGGGCAGCGTCCGCACATCACGAAGGTTGCTGGCCGTGGCGACATGCAGGGCGAGGAATTCGGCGTCGTTGCTGCGAGGGGCGATGCCCTTTTCGGGCTTGCCCGCCGTCATCGCTGAAAGGCGCGAGAGTGCCCGCAACTGGCGCTGGCGCTTCTTCTCGGGGAAATTGCTCGGGTTCATCGGTCTCTCCCGTTTCAGGGGATTTGGGTGGATGGGAACTAGGCGGACGGTGCCAACTCGGTGTATTCTGAGAGAAGCCACGCGCAGGCCGCATCCTTGTGCTCGTGCGGCGGGGCGAATGAGCAAAGCAGGCTGCGGAGGGCGGCGAAGAACGCGCTGGCGTTCGTCTCCGGCTTCAGGCGCAGGCCGAAATCTTCAAGCTTGCCGCCCTTGAAAAACAAGGCGCTCACCGCGTCGTTGAACGGGGTGTTCCCGCGCCGGAATTGCTCTGGGATGTCCTTGTAGGGCGGATAGTCACGAAGGTCGGCACCGAAGGCAGCGTCCAGTCCCGTGAACTGGCGGAACTTGTGATTGCCGAGGGCAAGGCCCGAAAATTGAACCGCTGCGTCCGGCTTCTTCGCCTCGGACGGCTTCAACTTTTCCCGCTGCTTCTTTCCCATTTTCCGCCTCCGACCATCGCTGGATTGCGTGTGGTTCGAGAGGCAGACTTTGCCATGTGCAAAGCGCACGGTCAAGCAGAAATTTGCTATCTGCAAAGACGGTGTTGAACTATTTGGTGGGAGGCTTCTTGTAGGTCTTGATGACGGCGCCGACGCGCTCGCGGTCAACCGGCTCCATGTCGGCCATTACCGTGGCGGCTACGTCAGGGTCCGAGTAATCTACGCGGTCATCGATCTTCGGCACGGGTTTCCGGGAAATCAGCCAAGCAGGGGGCACTTTTAGCACCAAAGCCGCCTTTTCTATGATGTCCTGGTTATATCGGCGCTTTCCGTTTTCGAGGTCGGAGAGATAGCCCTCGTTCATATCCATGGCCGTTGCGAGGTCGAGCAGCGACATGCCGACATGCAGGCGCCAGTCTCGGATCGTCGTTTTTGTGAACGTCTTCGTGTTTCTTGCCATGTGCGATTATCGCCCGGCGTAGGGCAAATCTGCATTTGCGCATTGCAAAGAGGCGCTTGACGGACGGGTTTGCACATGGCAAAGTCGGCCAATGGAAGAGACGCACCCCCTCGCAGCATGGCTCTCGGCAACCGGCGCAACACAGTCCGCTTTTGCGCGGAAAGTTGAAGTGTCGGAACCGCAGCTTTCACTGATCCTTGCCCGCAAGCGTAGCGCTTCGCTGGACCTCGCGGCACGGATCGAGCGGGCCACGAACGGGAAGGTCCGTGCCGTCGAGCTTCTCCGGCGCGAGGCAGCAGCATGATTTACATTCTGCACGCGACTGGTGGCGGCCCGATCAAGATAGGCAACAGCTATTTGCCGGAACACCGCAAGAGCGGCGTCGGCCAACTGTTTCCCTACGGTGTTGATCTTCTGGCAAAGTTTGACGGCGAGTGGATCGGGGAGAAATTCCTCCACCTCTGTTTCAGGCCGCTTTCGACAACGCCGGAATGGTTCATCGCGGGTCCCGCGATTTGGCGTTTCATCATTGATGCCATCGATAATGGGCGGCCATCTTGGCTCCCAATCGAAGAGCGAATGCGCGGAGATGACATCCTCGACATTGCCGTCGAGATTTTCGGTGATGACCGAAAGCGTATCATGCGCGAGCTCGGCTTCTCGCCCTTCACGACCTTCAAGGATACTTTTTCCGCGTCGAGCGCCAGTTCGCACTCGATCCAAGCAAAGGTTCTGTTTGCGAAGGCTATCCGCGATGGGTCGTTGCCGCCCTACATCGCCGATCTGCACCGGCCTGCCGATCTCCTCGAAGCTGCGGAGTAGCCCCGATGCTAGTGCAGCCCCTTGTGCAGGCAGGCAATGCAATCGCGCATGAAGAACCGGCCAAGAATGCGCAACGCCTCCCGCGCGGCCTCTCTGGCGCTGTCTGCCGAAAGGATAATGCGGCAGACAATTACCTTCTCCATGTCGCCAGCAACGGACTGCTGGTCGACGGTAAAGACGAAGCGGAAAGCACCTGCTCCGACGCTCTCCACTCTGAGCAATCCCGTCGCGTAAACATCTGGAATGGCAATAGGTTCGGTGACCGGGGCCAACGGCTCCGGGGCTGCAAAATGGTCCATGCTGACGCCTCCCTCCAGACGTCATGCACTGCTCTGCCGCCTGTAGGGGGATTGTACTCCGTCGCCCGTATACCGGCAACAATCGAATTAAACCGTTCGGTACAAATCTAGGGCCGCAGCATGACCCTCCCCACCCTCATCACCATCACCTGCATAGCCATAGTCACCATCACGATGCTGGGGTTTGTCTGGCTTGCCTGGGGCATTGGTGCCGAAACGAAGACTGCCGTCCGTGATGCGGAGTGGCAGATATGAGCACTCGCTGGCCTGCCGACAGGAAGGCTCGTGCTGTTGCCATGTGGGCGGCCGGCGACACTTCTACTGCCATTGCACTTGAATTCGGCGTCACTCGCAACGCTGTCATCGGCGTCATCAATCGGCTCGGACTGGTTCGCAATCCTGGCAGCAGCAAAGCCATTGGCAGGAAATTCACCCGCTCCTCGATAAGGAAGCCGGCGCCCGTCGTCGCCAAGCAGCCGAAGCAGGTTCTCAAACTCGCACCGAAGCCTGTCCGCGTTGAGCATGTGCCACTGCGGCGTACCGTAGAGCAGCCGTCCACGGGCGCTCCGGTGCGATTGATGGACCTGAAGTTCGGCGACTGCAAGTGGCCCATTGGCGACCCGAAGCATGACGATTTTCGCTTCTGCGGCCAGCGTCGCCGGGAAGGCCGTCCCTACTGCCAAGACCATTGCCGTCTTGCCTATCGCGAGCCGGAACACGCAACACGTCGGCGGCTTCCTCCTGCCGATGTGGTGACAGCCGATAACCCCTCCCGAGCATCGGCTGACTTCCCCGGACGAGTGTCTGAGCGTCGCTCCGCTCGTCCGGGACTTTCTCATGGTGGGGAGGGGGTGTAGATGCGCAACCTGCGATTGCTTGAACAATATCGCGAGACCGGGCCGGCCGTCATCGCCCATTGGGGATGGGATGGCGACGAGACGTGCGGGATGTTTCATGTGCCGTCGCCTATCGACAGGGCGCTTTTGCGCATCGTGGCGTCGGCGGGCGAAGGTTGGGACCACGTCAGCGTCTCGCGGCAGAACCGTTGCCCGAACTGGCCGGAGATGGAGCACATCAAGCGCCTGTTCTTCAAGGACGGCGAAACGGCGATGCAACTCCATGTCCCGCCGTCTGATCATATCAGCATCCACCCACATTGCCTGCACCTTTGGCGGCCTCAGAACATCGAGATACCCCGCCCTCCGTCGATCATGGTTGGCCCATCGGAGGCTGCATGACGTTGGTTGTCATTCGCGGACGCCATGCGGCGGCACCTGAGCCGCGCACCCCCACCCGCAACGAGGGACTGTATCTGCGGGTGGGGGCCGTACTGCGCGCTCGTCGGCGGACGAGTGGTTGCGCGCGCAATTCCAGTTTCAGATCGCCGGGGCGCTACGTCAGCAGCGCGGTCTTTGGGCGGCTGTTCGTATCCCGGCGTCAGGTGGTCGGTGGGGCAGTCGGAACAACCGTGTCGCCGGCCACCGATAATTTCAGCGGGACAATTTTCGGGGCCTCCCGCAGCCCGTTCTTTCACCGTGCGCTCCAGCTTCGCCAAAAGACGGCGCGCGGCATCTCCAATGCTTTCTACAGTCTCTCCTGTCTCGTGTTCGCTCATGTCGAGCATACAAGCACAGGAGAAAAAGTATGGCGTACCCAAATGAAGGGGACTTTCTACCCATGAGTGCGGCAGAAGCGAGTCTGTACGTTCGGACGATGATCCATCACGAGGCCAAAGGGCCGGGTGATTACGAGCGAGCGATGGAACGTTTGGAGGCCAAGTACGGCGTCGGCTTCTGGACGCTGGACCATCTTCGCAAGAACAAGGCGAAGACATGCGATGTCGGGCTCTATGCCCGCATCAAGATGGCATTCATTGACCACTGCGGCAGGAAGGCCCAGCGCCTTCTAGACCAAGCGGCCAAGGCACAAGCGGTGGACCCCAACGACGATGTGGCAGCTATTGAAAGAGAAATTCAGGCTCTGGCGGCTCGGCTTGAAGTTGCGAAGAGCGCTGCGCAAAAAGCGAGGCCCGCCTGATGCCCGTCACAGATGAGCAGATAGAAGCGGCGGCGATTTCCGACGCGACGTTTGATGGCCGGACGTTTTCAGCCCTTGGACGCGCGGACAAGCAGCGATACCGCGACCGCTCGCGCGCCGCTCTCGAAGCAGCCCTTGCCCTTACCGGACAGCCGGTGGGGCCGGACTGGTGTTTCGATCCGGAGCACTGGGATTATACCTGCGAGTGGAAGGACCGCGACCTTCTCACTGACGATTTGCCATTTGGCGGCGTCATGAAAATCGCGACAGTCGCAAGCTTGCCCCCGAAATGGGCGGCCCACGTCGCCAAGACATTCGACGCGGACGGCGACCCGGATGAAACCGAAGTCCGCTGGTTCGACACGGAAGCCGAAGCCATCGCCGCTCGTTCCGCGCTCCCCACCCCTCCCGGTACTCATACAGAAGAAGGTGGGGAATGACCCCTCGCGACTGGTCCGACACTCCCGAACCCTATCAGGACATCCCTACAGAAGAGCGCAAGGGGTGCTGGACTGCGATTATAGCGATGGTGGTTGTCTGGGCCATTATCATCGCCGCAGCCCTGTATGTGTTCCTGCCGGGGAAGGCGAGAGCGCATGATGCGAAGTCCGGCTGGGCTTACCCTGTTTCGTGCTGTTCCGGCATCGATTGTGGCGAAATCCCCGACAGCGCCGTTACCGAAGGCCCCAACGGCTTTGAAATCCGGCTGCTGCCCGGACAGCACGTCATGGTCAAGAACGGGCCAGCGGCATTCCTTGTGCCTTACGGAACAGAGCGTCCAGCACCCGATGGCAAGAACCATATCTGCCTTTCGCCGCAGTTGAAAGTGTTGTGCTTTTTTACCGGATCGCGAGGCTTCTGATGTTGGCGCGCCTCACCGATCGCGACCGGATTGAAATGCTGGAGGAACAGGTTTGCCAGCTAAAGGCCCGTATAGCGCAGTTGACGGGCCGGGATGAATTGCACCTGGCGCGTCTCGCCTTCGGCCTGACAGCGGCGGAAGGGGCGATATTTATGGTCCTGTTCCGCCACGGTGTCGCCACCTATGGGCAGCTTCTCGACACGGCCTATTTCGATGCCGGCGAGCCTGTCCCCGATGGCGCCGACTGGTGCATCCGGTCTCATGTGAAGCGCATTCGCCGGAAGACGCGGCCGTTCGGCGTCGATTTCGAGACGGTGTACGGCTCTGGCTACCGCATGTCGAGCGAGTGCCGTTCGGCTGCATCCGCCCGTTTCCGCAGGCTGGAGGGCGCAGCATCATGACAGCCAAGCCAGGACAGGGGGCGGCACTCTCACGCCAGCAGGGACAGGCTTTGCTGGCGCCAGTGCGGATCGTCATTTCCGACATGCCGCCCTCGGCGAACGGGATGCGCGCCCACTTCATCGAAGGCGGGAAGGTGCGCAGCGTCAAGAGCAAGGGCTACGCCGCATGGAAGAAGGCGGCCGCGTGGGAAATAGCCGCAGCTCGCCCCGGTAAGATGACTGGCCCCTACCGCCTCTACATCGCCGCCCAGCGTGACTGGCGGTCAAGTCGGGCTCGCGACATCGACAACATCATCAAGCCCGTTTCGGACGCTCTCGTAGCCGCCGGCGTCGTCGCTGACGACAGTCTCGCCGAAGAAGTCCGGGCGAAGTGGGCTGACAATCTCGACGGCCCAGCCATCGTAGCACTGATCTGTGCGGCGGAACAGGAGTTGGCGGCGTGAGCCGTTGGTTCCGCCACTACGCCGGGATGATGCGCGACGAAAAGCTCGTGCGGGCGGCTGTTCGGGCCAAGCAACCCGTAGAACGCGCAGTGTGGGTATGGGGGGCAATCCTCGAAAGCGCTGCTGAGGTGAATGATGGTGGAAGATACGAATTTGACACTGGCGAAGCGGCTTACTTTCTCAGATGCGATGAGAATGAGTTGGTTGCCATTGTCGAGTGCCTTCAGGATAGCGGTCGCCTTTTGGGCGGCGTGGTTGTTCGGTGGGCAGACCGTCAGTTCGACAGCGATAGTTCAAAAGAACGCCAGCGGCGATATCGAGAGCGTCAAAAGGCTGGAAATAGTGTACCAGAACCTGACCGTGACGTGGGTAAAGCGCAGCGTGACGTAACGCGGCCGTCATGTGACGGCGAAGTGACGCCCCAAGAGACAGATACAGAAGCAGAAGAAGATGTAGGGGCTAACGCCCCTACTAGCCCGGAGCCGGCAAAAGCCGCTCCGGTCGCGGTCATCGGCCTTCCAACAGTTTCCGATGGTGACTGTCCCTTTTTCGAGGCGGACGTTGCCGAGTGGTCGACGGCGTTCCCTGCCGTGGATGTTCGCCAGCAGCTCGCCGCTATGCGCCAATGGCTCCATGCCAACCCGACGCGACGCAAGACGAAGCGCGGCATGCGCAAGTTCGTCGTGTCATGGCTCGATCGTCGGCAAAATGAGGGGGGGGCTGGCCATCGTCCGCAAGGCACCGGCCCGCCTCCCAAGCCCCTGACAACCGCCGGTGTGTTTGTCCAAGACGCGCGAGATCACGGATTTCTCAATGACCAACCTCCCAGCAACAACGACAGACGTGTGGACCCCGGCGAACGACGGGGACAAGATGTCAGCCCTGGCGGCGCTCGCGTGTTTACCATCCCGCGCAACGTCCTCGGCCGAATTGGATAGGGCTGGGTACTATCTCGCCCTCGACGGTGTGACGCGCTACGGCCTGTCCATCGCGGTTCGTGCCATCATTCAGGGTGCGCTCAACCACGCCTTTTTCCCCAGCCCTCCCGAGCTTCGCCTCCAGTGCAACAAGGCCATGGAGGCTCATGAGCGGATGGCGGAGAACATCCGGCGCCGGGAGCGTGAGAACGCCGACTTCAACCGGCTTCACGGCAATCCGCCGGAGCGCACGGAAGCATCGAAAGCCCGTGTCGCTGCCCTGCACGAGGCATACCGCCAGCAAGTCGACGGCGAGGAAGCGGCGAGGGCAGAAGCCGAACGGCAGGCGGACGTGCGGGCACGGTACGGCATGACTGACGAAGCGCTCGCCGGCGTCAAGGACAGGAAACCAGTGGACCCGCGTTCGGGTCGGAAATCAGCGTGAGGGTATCATGTTCGTCGATGATGGATTTGAGTATGCGATGCGAAACCGTGGCTACTGCCGCAGTTTCGTCGAGAGGGTGCGCGCCAAGCGGCGGCGCTGGCAAGTGCCGGAGAAAGATGCGCAGGCTCCTGGCCTGATTGTCAGTCAGGATGAAGTCGCTTCCCTTCGGCAACGGGGTTTCCCCGGTTGGGCGCGGCAGATTGTTGCTGCCGTGTGCGAGCAACATGATGTCGCGGTTGAAGTTCTCATCGGCCAGAGCCGTCACAAGCTTCACATCAAAGCAAGATGGGATGCGCTCTACCGGATCAAGGCCGCGAAGCCGGCGGCTTCCTACCCGTTGATCGCGCGATGGTTCAAACGGGACCATACGGCGGTTCTCTACGCGGTGGAAGCCCACGCGCTCCGCAATGGCCTCCCCAGCCTCATCAAGAGCCAGAACGGCAAGGCAACGGCGAGATATGCCCGCGCCGCAAAGAGTGCCAACTGATGGTGGCAGCAGTTCGCGACAACGGCCGATCGATCAAATGGACATCCTCCAAGAAGGAGACCATTGCCGGCCTGATGCGGAACGGCATGACGTGCGGCGCCATCGCCCACAAGTTCGACGTGAGCGAAAGCGCGTTGCGCGACCTCATTCGCCGCACTCCGGGGCTGGCGAAAATCGGCTTTGCCAATCGCGGCAGGCCGAAAGTTGATGCTCCGTCAATCGAGGCACCGGAGATGGAACCATCCGTCGAGCGACATGTGTTTTCCCTACCCTGGGTTTCAATCCAGCATGAAGGAAAGCCTGATCCGGCAGGAAGGAAGTGGTGATGACTGAGAATGAAGCGAAACGGAAGTGGTGCCCGATGGTTCGCCTGGGACAATCGAATATGAACCAGCCGGCGATAAATCGCCAGCCCGATGCCGATGTCCCTAGTGGAGCGCGGTGTATCGGCATGGCGTGCATGATGTGGCGGCAGGACCAGAAGCCAAACCCCGACTGGAAACCATCGAGCGGCATGATGTCGAGCTATCCGTATCAGGATACTCGCTTCGATACGCCCATGTACATAGCCGACGAAACCTCCGGCCACTGTGGACTTGCCGGGCGTCCGCCATGAGCCTTGGAAAGCCTGATCCCCAACAGAGGAAGTGGTGATGAGCGATATTCCAGACGATGTGATGAAGGCGGCTGGTGGCGTCGTCGCTGAAATCGTGGCGGACACTCGACTTCTGACAATGGGTGATGTCGATGCGGCTGCCGAGCCGATAGCGCGCGCCATCATGGCTGAACGTGAGCGGTGCGCGAAGGTGGCCGAAGGGCGCATCCTGCGCGTCAAGATTGACGGGGCATTGCAGTGGCAGCAGCGGTCACTCGATGCGGCATCTGACCGGGCAGCCGTCATCGCATCCGCCATCCGTTCTACCACCTAACCTATTGAGCGACAAACCGGCTTCGGCGGAAGCCAATCATGAGAAAGGACTGAGGCCATGCAACACGAAACAGCACTAGGCGCAAAGCTTGCCGCGAAGGGCTTCATGTCGCGCATCGTCCGCCTCGATATGGCACTGGCGGAATTCAGGAACAACGGCGGCACCTATGCCGAGCTACTGGAACGCGCAGAAGCGGCGTTCGCGGATGCTGCCGGGAGCCGATTGAAACACGCCGCACGAACGATCGCCGAGCGTGGCGTGCAGCTTAGGAATGGTGGTGAGGAAGGCCGGAGCGCATATGCCGATAGGGCCAATGGCGGATTGCCATCCTCACCATCGCCAGAACGCAGCGCGGGCCGGGCGACTATTTCCGACAAGGTCATGCCAGTGGTTCCCGTCGCTGCGCTCCCAAGAGACAGGGCAGGCCCGTTAATCGCTGCCGAAAAGGCCACGTTAACTGTGCCTCGCCCTGTCTCGCCAGCCTATATCACGGCGGCAAAGGAAGGCGCGAAGGTCCTCGCCATCACGGTTCTCGATAGCTTCAAGGTGCGCGACGGGCGCCCGATCGGCGACGTGCCGTGGTCCTCGCTGGACCATCTCATTTCGGCGGGCGGACGGGAAGTTGCGGTCCTGAAGTTGGTTCGCAACCGGGGCGTCCCAACGGATCGCAACATGCCAATTCGGCTGCTCGTCGGCGTCCAGGAAATGGAGCGCATCGTCCAGAAAGCAGCGGAGATGGTCGATGCAGCCTGACATCCCCGCAACCTGTGCTGCAATCCGCTACCAGCATCGTCAGCGCGTCTATGCGATGGACCAACGGAAGCGCGCGGACATGGCCCTGGGATCGTTCCTGCGGATGGTTCTGGGCTGGTCCCTAGCCATCCCGAAGGCAGAACAGGAAGCCATTCGTGTCAAGGCCGGCGAGTTGGTAGCGGCCGGCGAGAAACTGTTCAAACAGCAGGCCAAACCCGAGGCGAAGCGCAAGGCGGTCGACGGCATCGACGATCTGGTTTTCGTCGAGTGGCAGAACCTCATCATGGCCTCGATCAAGGCCCGAAAGCCTTTCGATGATATCGAGGCGGCATCCACGAAAGAGATGGAACGCCTCGCGGTTCTGTTGCCCGCGTGGGCTGACTTCGGCCAAGCGGTGAGAGGCTTCGGCGCGCGGTCGCTGGCCGTCATCGTGGCCGAAGCGGGCGACCTGTCTAACTATCCGAAGAAGGGCCACCTGTGGAAGCGCATGGGCGTCGCGGTCATCGATGGCACCCGGCAAGGCGGGCTGCGAAAGACGGCACCGAAAGACGAATGGATCGAGCACGGCTATAATCGGCAGCGCCGCGCCTGCATGTTCGTCATCGGCGACACGATGGTCAAGACAGCGGACACCTATCGGCAGGTGTATCTCGACCGCAAGGAATATGAGCGCCAGAGAGCAGCGGAAGCCGGGCTGATTGTCGCCCCATCGGCGAAGATACCGGCGAAACGCCAGCACGAATTCATGAGCGACGGGCACATTCATCGCCGCGCTCAGAGATACATGGAAAAACGCCTGCTGCGGGATTTGTGGCAGGCATGGAATCACCGGGAGGTCGAACATGGCTCGCCCCAAAAGGCCAAAGCACCTGTGCCAACCGGTGACACAAACGAGCGGGATGCCATTATCGATTTGCCTGTCGGGGCCCTTGGAAGCGTGCTTCCCGCTCACCTAGAAGCCGCTGAATAAGCGGCGGCGCGGGTCACTTTAATGATGCTGATAGGGCCGAATAGGGTTTGCCCGCGCCAAACATCTAACCGCCGCTCCTGCTGGTCACAGGAAGCGGCGGCAAATCAGGTCTCTCGTCGTCTCGGGATAGATCGCATCTAGCAAATGCGGACGGCAAATTCAACACGAGGGACCAAATGGTCAAAGCACAACGCAAGACACGTCCACCCGAACGCGGACCGGGCTACGATGGCGCTGTCATGGTCGAAAGCAGAGTGCAGATAACCGCGTCCCGATACGAGGTCCGTCCGATCCGATGCCGGCCAGGCTCGTTCGAATGGAGCTATGGCGCTCGCAAGGGCAATGAAAGCTTGTATCATGCCGGCGTGCATTTCTCCGGCCTATGGGAACGGGCCAATGTCACGGTGCAATCGCCAAATCTCGCATCGGCTGGCGCAACCGCATGGCGCGGGTTGCCCGACAATCGAGCCGACGCACTGAGCGAGATCGGCGACCTCGGCAGGGATATCGGAACATACTCCATGTCGCGGCTTGTCGATTACTGCATTCTCGGCACGACCGTCGATGAAATCGGGCACAAGCATGATATCGACGCTCGATCGATGGCTGCCGTGCTGAAAGCCGATCTCCTTTCGGTCGCAAGGCACTTTCGGTTCCTCAGTTGACATTCTGCCAGAACCCCCCTAGCTTGTCGGCATGAGGCAGAATGCGCCTCGCGCCCGGCCATCGTGCCGGGTTTTTTCGTATCAGGAGCAGGCATGAAACTCTCCCGCCGCTCATTCTTCGGGCTCGCGGCCGTTTCGCCTTTCCTTGCCCCTGTTGCGAAGGCAGATGCACCGGCATTCATCCCAATAATGCTCGACCCGCCGATTGATCTGGAGATACCGCTCCAGCATGGGCACATCACGTGGGTTGATAGTTCCTATGCGGAAATCTACCGAGGCGCGTGGATTGCAGATTATGGCCGCGCCTAAAGCCGTAGGTCGTCCAAGCAGCTTTACCCAAGAGGTTGCCGATACAATCTGCGAACGGCTCGCGGACGGCGAAAGCATGCGGGCTATTTGCTCTGAAGACGGGATGCCTTCCACCTCGATGGTGTGCAGGTGGTTAGCCTCGAACGAGACGTTTCGGGAGCAATACGCTCGCGCGCGGGAATTACAGGCTGACGCGCTTTTCGATGACGTGCTGACTATTGCAGATAACGGCCGCAACGACTGGATGGAACGCAATTTCGGCGAGGAAACCCGGTGGGTTGAGAACGGTGAGGCCATTCGGCGCTCGGTTCTACGCATCGATGCTCGCAAATGGATGGCCGGCAAGCTCCAGCCGAAGAAATACGGCGACAAGCAGCAGCACGAGGTCACCGGCAAGGACGGCGGCGCAATCCAGGTCGAGGAAGCATCCTCGCGGGATTTGGCTAAGGCGTTCCTGTCCGCGATTGGCAAGGGCGATTAGGGCGCATTCCGGTCCAGAACGGCGGAAATCCGGGCCTGCCAGCCCTTGCCGGTGGCTTTGAATGCCGCCACGGTTTCGGGCTGCAACAGCATTGTGACGCGGACCTTGCCGGAAGGCGGGCGTCCGGGCCGCGTGTGGACGGCGTAGGGCTTCGCCTCGCCCTTCGCGACGGCAAGCGCTTCTCGCAAGCCCTCCATAATCTGTTCGGCGGGTCGCCGCTTTGGGGCTGGCGCGGCAGGGGCGCCGAATTTGATCGCCATGGCATCGCCTCTCGTTTCGTAAGCACACAATAGTTTCGTAAGCACGAAACGGCAAGGGCCGATGCTCCTCAGACAGCTTCTTTCCGCGCTGGCTGCGGGCGCTCGTCGTCGTCCTGCAAGGGACATCGTCGAAACCCGCACCATCCCCGGCGTCCGGATCGATCGGTCCAAGGAAGCCGGCCTCATCTATGACCGGCCATTCCAGGAGATAGCGGCCAAACTCCAGCATGACGAAGTCTGGAGCCTGTTTTCGGACCTTGATCCACCGGAACAGCTTCGGCTCATCGAAACCGAACTCGACGCCCTACCGGCGGAAGAGCGTAAGCGCGTCCTCGGGCTGCTCACAAAGGAACTGGGCAAGGCATGGCTGCCGCTACCGGGGCCGCAGACATCGGCGCTGCGAAGTCAGGCCGACATCCTGTTCTATGGCGGGGGAGCGGGCTCGGGCAAGTCCTCGCTGCTGTGCGGAACGGCGCTGACGCAGCATCATCGGGTGAGACTATTCCGGCGCGAGGCCAAGCAGGTTCGCGGCCTTGTTGACGAGTGTCACAAGATACTCGGCCGGCGCGACGGGTTCAACGGGCAGGACGATGTCTGGCGCATTCCCGGCCGAGACACGGTCATAGAATTCGCCCACTGCCACTATGAGCAGGACAAGGAGAATTATCAGGGCCGCGCCGCCGATCTGATCGGCTTCGACGAAATCACCCATTTCACGGAAAGCCAGTTCCGCTACCTGATCGGCTGGAACCGCCCGATGAAGGACGGGCTTCGCCAGCGCTCTCGCGTCATTGCCACCGGCAACCCTCCGGAGCGCCCGGAAGGGCGATGGGTGCTCTCCTTCTGGGCGCCATGGCTTGACAAGGATCATCCAAATCCGGCTGCGGACGGTGAATTGCGGTGGTTCACCACGATCAACGGAGAAGACATTGAGGTTGACGGCCCCGGACCTCACGGTGAGGACGAACACGGCCAGCCTGTCATGGCAAGGTCGCGGACCTTCATTCGCGGGCTGCTGCGGGACAATCCCTATCTGGTCGAGTCCGGATATGGAGCTACGCTCCAAAGCCATCCCGAGCCGCTTCGCTCGATGCTGCTTCTCGGCAGGTTCGATGTCGCGGTCAATGACGACCCGTGGCAGGTCATTCCGTCCGAATGGATCGAGCTTGCTCAACGCCGCTGGACTTCGGAGCCGCCGGAAGGGCGGGGCATGTCGTGCATCGGCGTTGACGTGGCGCAAGGCGGTGTCGACGAGACGATCCTTGCACCACGTCATGGAACGTGGTTCGCGCCTGTCACGGCGCTGAAGGGCATTGACACAAAGAACGGTTCGGCTGTCGCGGGCATTGTCTTTGCCACGATGCGGGACGCCTGCGAAATCGCCATCGATGTCGGTGGTGGCTGGGGCGCCGATGCTCACGGGCATCTGAAGGCGCAGCAAATCAACTCGGTCGCGGTCAACTGGGTCGAGACATCGTCGGCCAAGACAAGGTCAGGCTCGCTGTCGTTCCTGAACAAGCGGGCCGAAGCCTGGTGGCGGCTGCGGGAAGCGTTGGACCCGGTGAACGGCGAGAAGATTGCCCTGCCGCCGGACAAGACGCTTGCGGCCGATCTTGCCACTCCGATCTGGCATCGCACGCCAGCCGGACTGATCAAGATCGAGGACAAGGCGGAAATCCGCAAGCGGCTAGGTCGATCCCCTGATCGGGGCGATGCGGTGGTCATGGCATGGGCGAATGGCTGGCTGCTGGAAATGGAACGGGCGAACAACCCGAAACACCCGACGATTGCGAACCTCGGCTATCCGGACGTGAAGCGCCTTCCGACGCGCGCCGTGACGAAGAAGCCGCGCTACGCCTGGAGATAACGCCATGAAGCCTCCGAAGGTCAAGGAACCCGGCCCGATGCCGGATGAGAGCGATCCTGCCGTCCTCGCCAAGAAGCGCAAGACGCTGGAGATGATCTCGCAGCGTTCGGGGCAGGCCTCGACAATGCTGTCCGACAGTTACTCCAAGGACAGGCTGGGCGGCGGCCTCTGATGGCTGACAGTTCGGTTTCCCGCGAACTCTGCGAGCGTGGCAAGTACGTCTTCAGCGTGCGCCTGCCCATGCTCTCCTACTGGAACGAACTGGCGCACCAGTTCTATCCGGAGCGGGAAGACTTCCTCGTCGATCATACGTTCGGCGAGGAATTCGGCACCCACCTGTTCGATGACGGGCCGGTGGTGCTGCGGCGCGACCTGGCGAACTCCTTCGCCTCGATGCTGCGGCCTCGGTCTCAGAAGTGGTTCAAGCCGAAGATCAAGAACAAGAAGCTGCAAGAGGCGGATGGCGTAGCGGACTGGCTCGACGAAGCCGGGGAAATCCAGTGGAACTGGATGTATGAAGACCTCGCCGCGTTCGTCACGGCGACGAAGAGCGCGGATCACGACTTCGCCACCTTCGGCAACTGCATTCTGACGGTGGATGTGAACCGCGCCGGCAACGGGTTGATCTACCGGCACCATCACCTTCGCGACTGCGCATGGCTGGAGAACTCGGAAGGCCGTATCGATACCGTCTTCCGCGAGATGAAGCTGACGGCGCGGCAAATCCGCCAGAAATGGCCGAAAGCGACGCTCAACGCCAACATCGTCACGGCACTGAAGGACAAGCCGGACACCGAATTCACCGTCTGGCACGTCATGATGCCGATGGAAGACTATCTCAACATCGACGGCGCGGACAAGGCGATCAACCGCAAGCGCCGTGGCGGTTTCAAGTGGGCCTCGATCTATATCGACAAGTCGCATGGCGACATGATCGAGTGCGTCGGCTCCACGCGGTTCAAGTATGTCATCGCCCGCTGGCATCCGGTGCAGGGCTGGCCCTACGCCATCTCGCCGGCAACCTCGGATGCGCTGCCTGGCGCGCGTCAATTGCAGGTCATGGCGCGGACGGGCGTCGAAGCGCTGGAGAAGAGCGTCGATCCGCCGATGAAGGCGCGTGAGGACGGCGTTCGGGGCGATATCAACCTCTATGCCGGCGGCGTGACGTGGGTCGATGCCGAATATGACGAGCGCGAAGGTCCGACGCTCGAACTGTTCGATGTAGGCAAGAACGCGGTCCTCGGCTTGCAGGCAATCGATGCGAGCCGGATGCGGCTGGCCGATGCGATGTTCGTCACGAAGCTGACGATGCCGACCGAACGGGCAAAGACGGCCTATGAGACGCAACGCATCTGGGAAGAGCAATTGCGGGCCGCCGTGCCGCTTTTCGAGCCGGTGGAGCAGAATTACAACGCGCCGCTGCTTTCTGAGACCTTCGATATCCTGATGGAAGTCGGCGCCTTCGGGCAACGGATGCCGGACGGCAAGCTCGAAGGGATGCCGGAAGCCCTGACGGATCAGGAATTCACCTGGTCGTTTTCCAATCCTATCCAGGAAGCACAGGAGCGCATCAAGGCGCAAACCTTCCAGGTCGCGGCGGGTATTGCCATGGGCGCGGCACAACTGGACCCGACTGCGGTGCAGGACTTCGACGTGCGGACTGCGGCTCGGGATGCGATGCGCGGGGCCGGCGCTCCTGAAGACTGGATCAGGGACAAGGACGAAGCGGATGCTCTCGCCAAGGACCAGCAGGACAAGGCTGCGCTGTCTCAGGCTGCGGCTCTGGCCGGGCAGGCTGGCGAAGCTGCGGGTGCTGCCGGTGACGGGCTGGCGAAGCTGGCGGGCGTGATCTGATGAAAGTTGTCCCGCTTCGCGAACGTCCCACCGTATCTGACATCCCCGGCATGTTGCGCAAGCTCGCCGACGACATTGAGAGCGGCGAGACGATGGCTCATGCGGTGCTGGCGATCATCCCGCGAGATGGGGATTGGCCTGTCATCTGCGGGTTCGGCGAACATCTTGGCGACCACGGCAACATCGCCGTCTGCGAAATGGCGAAGCTCTGGTTCGCCAACAACCTGGTGGCTCGATGAACATCGACTGGATCAAGGTTCCCGATGTTCGGGATGCTGAAGGCTTTGCCATCAAGGCGCTTGCCAACGGCTATGCGACGGCCGTGCAGCAGCAAACGGCATGGGCATTCATTCTCAACCGGCTCTGTCGGGTGGATGACGCATCGTTCGTGCTGGACCCGCACGGCGGCGACCGGGCCTCGGCCTATGTGGAAGGCCGGCGCGGTGTCGGCATTGCGCTGCGGACCATCTCCCGGCTTTCCGATGAACAACTGAGGGCGAAGGAAAAGGCCGATGGCTGACCAGAAAGACACGTCCAACGCCCTGCCGACCAAACTGGTTGACCTCGGCGATGGGACATACGCCAGCGCGGTCGCAATGTTCGGGGCAGGTGGTACGGGGGCGGGGCACGGCTTCGATGTAGCGGTCGCGCCTGCGGTCACGGCCGGCGCATACTCGGCTGGCGATATCATGGGCGGGCTTATGACCTTCGCCGTGGCGCGCGCCGCCGGCGAGAAGGTCACCGTCACCGGTGTCCAGGTCGCCATCAAGGCGGCGGTCACGCCATCCCTGACGCTGGTGCTGTTCAACGCCGATCCGGCCGCGACGACGAAGACCGACAACGCGGCCTATTCGCTCAATGCCGCCGATACGTTCAAGGTCATCAAGGCCATTCCGGTGGCGACGCTCTACGACCACGGCACGCCGAACATCTATTCCAACGACGATCTGGCCATCGTCGCCAGTCCGGCGGCGGGAACGGTCAACATCTTCGGCCTGCTGATCGATGGGACCGGCGTCACGCTGACTTCCACCTCCGATATTCAGGTCCGGGTGCGGGGCCTCGGAACGTGAGGCCAGCCCTTCGCCACGCGCTCGGCATTCCGGGCCGCCGGCCTGTCGTTTACCAACCGGAAGCGCTCGCGTTCTTCGCGAGGCTGACGACAGCGCCGACGCGGAAGCGGATGCGGGCTTATAACGACCTCATCGTGGCGCTTAAGCAGTGCGGTGCGCTCGCCGTCTGCGACGGCTTCTATGTCATCGGCGCGGATGAACAGGCGTTCACTCGCAATCTTGTCGGGGACATCTACAATCTCACGGCGGTCAACGCGCCTACTTACGCCGCGGACAACTACGTGGCCGGCAACGGCACCACGTCCTACTACGACACGGGCGCCAACCCAACGACGATGGTGTCGCCGAAGTTCGTCCAAGACAGCGCGCATCTTGGCATCTGGTCTCTGACTAACAACAACAATGCCGGTGCTCTGTCATACGACGCGGGCAATGCCAACACCTTCATTGCAAGGACGGCCGCCACGTCGGGCGGCGTGACGTTCCGGGTCAATCGGACGGGCTCCGCGCTCGCCACCCTGCCGGGGTATCCGGGGCACATCGTGGTGTCGAGAAGCGCATCCGACCTGTTCAAGATTTGGGGCAACGGCACCGATATTGGCGGCGCGACCACGGCGTCAACCGGTGTTTCGAACCAAACCCTGCGTATCAGCGACGCGTCCGGCTCGCTGCATGGCGTGAACCAAATCCGCGCCATGCATTTCGGCAGTCACATGACCCTAGCACAAGCCGCTGCCGTCAACGCCGCGCTGCGGGCCTATGCCAGCGCTATCGGCGCGCCGTGAACCACCACCATAGGAGACCGTATGCCTGACGAAGTGATCCCGCCTGCGGACACCCCGGCTGAGAAGCCGGCCCCAGCAGCCGAAATCAAGCCTGCAACTCCCGCTCAGGAAGCCGGGAAGGCACCGCCTGCGGTTGTCGAGACCGGAACCGTCCTGAGCGACCCGCCGGTTGAAAAGCCCGCTGGTGACGCTCCCGACGCCGATGTGCAGCGCTGGTATGGCGACGACTGGCGTGACAAGCTTGCCGGCGGCGACGAGAAGTTCAAGAAGGCGCTGGACCGCTACGGCTCGCTGGAAGCCTACGCCAAGGCCGGCTGGGAACTGCGGCGTCAACGCGATGCCGGCGTCCTCAAGTCGACCATGCCGGAAGACCCGACACCGGAGGAAATCGCGGCCTACCGCAAGCAGAACGGGCTTCCTGACACGGCGGACGGATACGAGATCACGCCGCCCTCGGAAATCGAACTGAACGATGCCGACAAGGCGCAAATCGGCCGGTTCAAGGAACTGTTCCACGCCAACAATGTCAGCCCGCCGGTTGCCAAGGCGCTGTCGGATGCGTTCTTCGCGGATCGCCTCCAGGCTGAGATGGAACTGCGCGATGCGGCGCAAGAGGCGACGATCAACCGCCGCGCGGAAATCCGGGGCGAATACGGCAAGGACTACCAGCGCAACATCCAACTGGCGAAGACGTGGGCCGACAACCTGATCGGCAAAGAAGTGCGGAACCGGCTTGCCGATACGGTCCTGTCCGATGGAACGCGGCTTGGTGACTTGCCGGATTTCAACCGCTTTCTGGTGCAGGGCGCGCTCAACGGCATGCCGGCCAACCAAGTGGCTGAAGCCGAATTCGGCGGCGGCGGCAAGTCCCTCGAAGCGCAGTACAAGGAAGCGCTCGATCTGAAATTCACGGACCCGGTGGCCTACGCCAAGCCGGAACATCAAGCGAAGCTCATGGGGCTCGCCCGCGCCAAGGAGCGCGCTGCGGCCTGACCAATTCCGGCGCTGCCGGATAGCAGACACCCCGTCATCTGACGGCCCTGCACCTCTCTACCTCACACACTGCTGACGTTTAGCCCTGCCTTCGGCCTGCCGGCCCCTCGCAAGAGGACACCCTGCGCGCGCCGCACCCGGCGGACACCCTCAAACCGACGCGATCCCCCAATCCATCATTGGAGATTGCTGTCATGGTCGATACGGCCCTACAGACCGTCTACCGTGACGAGTGGACCGCTGCATTCGAGCGCAATCAGTCGCTCCTGCGCGGTCGCGTCACGACCGAAGCCAACATTCGCGGCGAAAAGGCCGTGTTCCTCGTCTCTTCGTCCAGCCGCGAAGCCGTGACCCGTGGGTCCAACGGCCTCATCCCGGCGGCGACGGGTGTCCAGACGCAGTATGACTGCGTGCTGGAAGAGTGGCACGACATGCCGCAGAAGACCAATTTCGACCTCATCCGCGCACAGGCTGACCAGCGCGCGATCATGATCTCGGA